CTTGCCAAGGCCATCCTTTACGGAATTTGGGACCCCCCCATTTCTGGGGTACCCCACACACGTCCTCCACGTGCTCTGATATGACAGTAGTCTCTACATCCGAGTAATATGAAGCGCGACCTTTGACCTGCCCGTAATACTTGCAATTAGTACCTTCGGGCAAGAAATTGATTGGACTTTTCGGGTGTACATCAGTATTCTCAAAGAATTGTACATCATAAAGCTCTTTTGGCACAGTGCCAGAACTTTTAGACAATACAACTCCAGGAACCTTACGTAACATCTCAAAAGCACTATCAAATTCACTCTTCAGCAAGAGACCGCTACATCCACGCGTTTCGCCATTCTTTCCACCCAAATGGAACCCACCAATAAGTGGTCCACGGGTTTCAGTGATCAATGGTGCAATACACAAACCTTCGAAGGTTTCAAACTTCAAATTGTACTTTGCTCCAAAAAATTCTGCGGCATATGTGACAACCTCACCAACATCCATCATCAATTTAGACCCAATACAGGATCCATCTTGTTTCTTGAATGTCAAACGGGCTGGCACACTGGCAAAACGTTGCAATGGAAAGTAATCTGTCAAATCTTTCCAGTCCCCACCATTGGGGACCCATACCACGGACAAATCGGTATTGGGAATGTCAACGCTGAACTTACGATACAAGAAACACTCGAAATTGCCTCCAATTAAGGAAGGATCATGTCGAGTGAATTTAGCCTTGATATCGTCAGCCTTCCACATATGACGTGGGAGAACAGCAACATTTGATTTTGGAAAGAATGCGTCACACTCAAAATTACGCACTCTTCCATTATCCGTCAAAGTAATTGCCATATGACACAGATTGTCTTGAACCATCTTCTCCAAACGATCTGGAGTTGTAGTTTTTGATTTCTCTGTGCACGGCATTTCACTTACTTTAACGCCAGCCCATGGATTCACCTCAGAATCTCGCTCCACAATATCTACAATAGATTTGGGTGCAAGATTTCCCTGAGGCACTGGTGTGACTTTGAAAGCCTTGTATATTTGTGCAATAGCATACAATGCTGCTACAACTGTACAAACGCCCGTAATCCACTTAATGTGTCTATCACGATACATTTTGAAGACCTTGGGCATAGCTTTATTGTCGGCTGCAACTTCCTCATACATTTTCTTCTTCTCAAATTCCACAACTCCAGAAATTCCCATCAAAGGGAGAATTAGAGCAGGGATAAAATAAGAATGAACAAATATAATAAGGAAAATACAAACACCAATCCATAACAAATGGTTCAGATAAGATTGACGAATACGTTCGCGTAATTCAATCTCACGAGTGAACCACACAATGTTTTTCATCCAATCTTTCTCAATCCATTCCTTGGGAACCCA